CTCGGAAAATTCCTTTTGTCTTGAGTTTATCCAGTATATCTTGCTTTGAGTAGCCGTGTTCAGCAGCCGTCGCATACAGTGTTATTACGTCGGATTTAGAAACTTTAACAGTTGCTTTGACGCTTGATGCGTTGCCGTCATCATCTTCGTCAGTAATAATACCTAGCATTGATGAAAGTGCATACCTGCGCGCGTACGTAATCGCGCTGCCGAATGCCTGCGGCGTTTTATTTGGGCCGATTGGTACAGTTGTCATTGTCGAAAACGTTTCGTTGGTATCAACATCAACGATCGTAGTACTAATTGCTAGCACATCTGGCGATGGCGATTCCTGCAATGGCTGCAACAGGAGCAAGTTGTACTTGGCAAGTAATGGCTTTATCGACTCCATTATGGTGGGTAAATCCGCATATTTACTTTTAAAATGCGGGTTAGTTGCTGTTTTAGGTATAGTAGGTAACTCCTGCTGTACCTTAAACAGTTTGGCAAAAAGATTTGCTGAGGCCATTACGGCTCCTGTAAAAGATTGGAAAAACTGGACTTAGTCTGTATGTTCGTACAAGACAGAGACAAAAACGTTCTATATTCCCACAAAAACGTCCCACGTATGGCAAAAAAGAACACCGCCCAAGACACAGGCGACGACCTAGTAGCGTTACTTAATAGCCAGTTCAGGCTTATGGTAGCTCAGTCGTCAACAGCCCGCAAGATCATGAAAGAAGATCTTGAGATTTATTACAGCGATGTTGAAGGGACACGAACACAATTTACTCAAAACCAATTAGAGTTTATTGCTGAACGTTATGATATTCCCATAAGCACAAAAATTTCGTGGGCTATAATTGAGCAGATGGTCAGTTTCCTTACAGGGGCTAAGCCATCGCCACGTTTGCTTGCGTCTGGTGATGTAGGCGCAGACTTTACAAATATGTACGAGCAGGCAATGAAAGCTGCTTGGTACGAAGGCCACATGAACCGTGAGCTTGTCATGGTTATTCGCGATTGCCTTGCATGTGGTATCGGCTGGTTTATGGTTCGTCCTAATGATTTCTATTCAGAGACAACATTTGGCGTTGTTGGTGAGTACGTTCAATGGGAAAAGGTTTACGTAGACCCGCACACGCGCAAGCCAGATTTTAGCGATGCAGAGTATTTGTGCGTTGTCGATGTTCTACCACGTCATAAAGCTGAACGTCGTTATGATATAACGATCACAGAAGACGACATCACCAACTTTGCTCCTGATATTATGTGGGGTATTGATACTACTCACATCCCACTTGTAGCAGGATGGCCTTTTGAAGCAGGGCTTACAGGCAATACTCGTGATCGTTATGTGTGGGTGCGCGAGTTTTTTTCAAAGCAAACGGTTAACGTATACATTAGTGATACAGGCCAGGTATCTGCCAAAAAACCTAAGCCAATTACAATTGCTAACCCAGAAAAAGAAGCATTAGGACAACAGCTAATGCAGCTCCAGCAACAGATGGAGCAGGCTATGCCGGAAGCCCAGCAAGCTAACGAGCAGATGAACATTGCTGAGGGTGGACTCACAGACAGCGTGACGCCTATGCAGCAGGTTGCTGAACAGGTGCAAGGCAGTCAGCGTCAATGGGATCAGGTCTCGCAACAAATGAATCAATTGGCAGCACAGTTGCAGCAGATGCAAATGCAGTTTGCGCAAATGCCTGATACAGTTGTAGCTTATGAGTTTACACTGCTGAGTGATGAGGTAGTTACAGCACGTAATTACTTCCGTAAAAATCAAAAGATGGTTAAGCGATATTTGCTAATCAACAATCGCATTATCGAGCAGTCGCTGATACCTTCTGACGAATACCCGCTGATACCATTTACACTGTCAATGGCTAATAGACCTGACAGAATCTATGGTATTATGCACTACATCAAAGACATTGTTAAAGCTCTGAATAAATTTTGGAGCCTTCTTATTTACGATATGCAAACGAGCGCACATCGTAAAGTTATCTACCCCAAAGGAAGTATCGTTGACCCTAGCAAAGCTGAAAAGGAATGGGCAAAGCCAAATGCTTTTATTGAATACAATCCAAATAGCGACCTGCCAAATGGAGGTATGCCTAACATTACTGATGCTGGTAATCTAAACCCTGCTATTGAACGTATTCTTGGATTGCTCCAAAACCTTTTAGAATATATTACAGGTATTAGCAGCCTTATGCAAGGGCAGGCAACCAGTGCTACGCCTGATACCTTTGGCGGTATACAAACAATGCAGTCGTTTGGTACGCAACGTATCAAGTTATACAGTCGTTGGCTTGAAGATGCACTCGAGAGATTGTCATATGTTATGGTAAGCTATCTCCAGGTATACGCTCCTAAAGACAAAGTACTCGCTTACCTTGATGAAAACGGAGACCAGCAGGAACTTACCCTTCTTGAAAGTCCTGAAGATGTTCGTTTTAAGGTACGAATCAATATGACAAGCGCGTTGCCTACGGCACGTGCTATGGCTGCTCAATTACTTGGCGTTCTCGGTGGGCAGACTAAAGACCCTCATGTGCAGCAGTTACTTACTCAGTATATGATTGAGTATTTGGATTTACCTGAATCGCAGAAAATACGTGAGGAAGTAGACGCTGTTAAAAACCTCAGCCAGCAAGTTGAGTCAATACAGCAGCAAGTACAGAAGCTCGATGCTGAAAACAAGCAACTGCAGCAACAGATCTTCCAGAAAAATCTTGAAGTCGAATACGCTAAAGCAAAAGCACAGCTTCAGGCAGAGGTTAAGATTGCCTCAAGTGAGATTGACGCAGGCCGTACGCCACAGATCCCAGAATCACCTGAGCTTACAGCAGCAATACAAGACAATACACCACCACCATTTTGAGTAAACCATGAGCGCATTTTATCAGTTATTGCAAGACGTACCGTCCGTAGACGAGACAAATCAGTCCGACGAACCGACGCAGGAAAGTGGCGGATATTCCGAAGAGATAGAAAGCCAGGGCCTAGACTACGATTTTATTCCAGAAGCATGGCGTCCGACAAATAAATTTGCATCATCAGATGAAGAGTTAGATTTTTACCGTAGTAAATATCCTGCTCTTTGGCAACATGTGACAAGTGACGAATTTGCTAATGCTTTTGTAGACCAATACAGCGGTCTAATAACCGAACACGATTCGGAATTAAAGGCAGCAAAAGCAATTATGCGAGGGTTAGATACTGACCCAATTAACTTTTTAATGACCTATATCCCTGAATATGCAGGTGAATTAGGTCTTGGCAATTACTATTCTGATGAAGCGATTGATCAGATAGTACAAGATGAAGTAACAAAAAAGTTTGGCGAAAACTGGCGTGAGGCATATGATCCAAGCGATCTTATTCGCCGTAACTCAGTAAGCAGTCAAATACTTAAATACACACAACAAGTTGAAAATCAGCTTGAACAACAAAACCGACAATACGTACAAAACCGTAATCGGCGTGTTCAAGAGTTTTCACAAATGCAACAGCAACCACATGCACCGCAGACGCAGAATATTGAGAACATTATGGATATGGCTATTGATTCTTATCTCAATGATCTTGCTCCCGAAGGTGTTACAGAAGATGAGTTTATTGAAACTTTCGTTAACGCAATGGCTTACCAGCCTACTATGAAGGATATTCATAGGTTAATGAACTACAACAACGTTATTGAACAGGAGCGCAAGCGCGCGTATGAGCAAGGACGTAAAGCAATGCTCGATGAGTACCGCCGTGGCAGTAAGCAAGCTGCTAACGACTATGTACCGCGAACAGAAACATTTGAAGATAACAGACCAAAATCATTCATGGGACTTCGGTTGGGGAACATGAGTGGATATTAACAACAACCATTTTCATTTTAGGAACTAAACCTAATGGCTACCGTACCACAAACACAGCAGGAAGGCTCGTTTTGGCAGAGTCTCTATACTAGCGGTGCGCTCCCTGAGCGTTTTCGCAAGTATGGTATGGATAACATGGGAGCGATGTCATATATCACTCGTGATTATACAAAGTTTGCTTCGATGCTATCCCAGCGTTTTCCAAAGACCAAGAATGTATCAGACCGTGAACATCGCGTACACGAGCTGACAGAACTCGATCGTACAATTACGGTCACGACAGGAACTGCAGCAGCAGATAACCACACAACATTTGGTGTAAGCAACGCTCAAGCAGCGATGTTCCAACCAAATGACATGTTTTTTGTACGTGGTCTCTATGCTTATGCTCTTGCTACTCCACTTGTAGCAGGCCAAGTAAACCCAGGTACAAACCAAGTACCTACACCAAACAACCCGCCAGCTCTCGGTTATACTGTGGGCGGTCAACCTACGGCAGTCGTATACGGTCGTACATGGGGTGAAGATCCTGCTAACACAGGTTTTTACTTCATTGACTACGATCAGTGCGTAGTGCGTAACGTTGGTGCGCCTAACTCAGCAGGTGCAGGCAACACACTTGTTACAGTAGAACGTTTCTATTGTGGCCCCGGCCCTCGTGACTTTGGTGGTGCTCGTGTGCCTATTGGCCTCGTCAACACAGGTGTTAACCTTAATAACGCTGGTGCTATTCTCCCTGGCGATGTACTGCTTCGTGCAACGCCAACATGGCCTGAAGGTTCTGGTACAGCTCGTGGTTTCCACAAGAATCCAGTAATCGACAACAACTTTACTCAAGAGTTTAAGTATGCTGTTGAAATCGTTAAGGAATCCAAGATCAACGCAACATATCTTGATAAGGATCCTCTCGAAATCAACCGTATGCTTCGCATGAAGCAAATGGCTCTTGACTGGGAGCGCACACTTCTGTTTGGTCGTAAGGGCAAGACAGTAGACAGCTTGGGTAATAGTGTTTACACAATGGGTGGTATTGCGGAATATATCCCACGCGATACAGACCACGTTCTACGCCACACAGCTCCAACAATCTCATACCCATCGCTTCAGCGTCTGCTGGATCAGGTTATGAAGAACGGTGGTTCAACAGAAAAGATTTGTCCTATTGGCACAACTCTTTATACAGATTTCAAGATTGCTTTCTACGATTCAGGCTACATGCGCTATGATGAAGAAGCATCAAAGGAATTTGATATTCCAGTTGAATCAATCGTCCATGCAGGTTGCAAGCTGATCCTTGTTCCTTCACAAACGATGGAAGAAACAGGCTACGCTCGCAAGATGCTGTGCCTTGATCTTGGTGTACCATCCTTTACTGTTACTACTCACAAGGAGTGGGACATGATTATCAATAAGGATATTGGTAATAAGGGTGAGCAGATCTACAAAGAAGAGTGGATCGGCATCAAGGGTCTTGAGCGTCGTTATGCTCAATATCAATCAATCATTTCTTTTGAATAAGGAACCATGAAGAACTTTATCATTGCTATCGTTCTCCTTGTTGCTGGTGTCGTTACGACATCAGCACAGGGAGTGGTGCAAACACGTGCACCGCAAACTCCGACAGTACGCCCTGAGCTTGTATTTACGTCATTGAAGACAGGTGGCGCAGCCACAGACACTGTATTCAGCGACATCGTTGCTCTTAAGGGTACGCTATATTCAGCAACCATCGATACAATCCATCGTTTTGTTGGGTATCAATTTGTTCAGGGTGATACCTGCACATACACTATTGCATTCCAAGATTGCACACCAGAAGGTGCGCCATTTAACCCTGGAACATGGACAACAGTTGGAACAGCATTGCAATTTGTTCCGAATCGTGGTAACCAGATCTGGAGCATTGTGGGTCTTTCTACCCACTTTGTTCGTTTTCGTTTGATCCGTGCACAAGGTGCTACGCAAAGTGTGAACGGATCACGGTATTCTCTTTCACTATATCGTTACTAAGAGGTAATTATGTTTTTCAATTGTGTTCGGCTCGAAGACATTAACGTCAAGTTCGGCCCTAACCCAGCCGACCGCATTGCTGTAATCACACAGTTTGCATCGCTTGCTGCTGCTAACAACCAAGTATCTACACCATTCGCACCTGGAACAACAGTTCTCGTAGTGCCTTTGGCAACAGCTACCGTTGATGCTAACGGCGACGTATTGCTTACACCTAACCCTGAGCCAGGAACAGGCACAGCAGGTGGTTACATCGTACTCGGCCTCGGTCATCAGACACAAGGCGGTATTCGCGACTAATGCGTATTTGGCAAGCCCATATAGCTTTAGCACAGATGATGGGAGACCCGATCATAGTATCGGGTTCTCCCGTCACTGTTATTCCTGATGGCGTACGTTACAGTAAGCAATTGCGTGATTTATATCTATATCGCGCAATGCTATCTATCATGGACAGTATTGTTCAGCCTGCGTTGCAGGTAGCAGACGTAGAAGCATCATCGCAGTTACAGCGATACATGCCTAATTACGTTGTCGAAGACATAATACCGCTTGCTTCATGGTCACTGAACGATGAGCTGTTGTTGTCTCGTCGGCCTGTGACAGTTCATTCAGTATGGTTTGAACGTACGCAAATTGCCTTCGCACGACAGCCTGCTAACAGGTTTCATGCTATACAAAGCACAAACCCATATCATGACATTAGTCATGACGCTATGTATAGTATTCTGCCTGCACAGGTAGCAGGTGGAACAGAAGCATATGGTAAAGGGCGTCTTAAAATACGTGTGCCTGCGTTTGTAAATACAACTGACGACATACACGTGCTTTATGTGCCGACGCCATTAGATCCTTCAACACAGACAGCAAACAGCATATTAGACTTTGAACCGTTGATGTACGATAAGATTATCACAACGGCTAACACATTTGCTAAGGCAGATGCACAAGAGACACAGGCGCAATGATAGTTAACATACCTAATATTGTTCCTTCTAATAGTTACTGGACTACTAAGATGCTTGTCACCAGTTTACGCAGTATGCTGCGTGATTATGGTGGGCAAGACTTACAGACCTATGATCTACGACTATGGCTTAACATAGGTCTCACGCGAGCAGCTACGTTCATACGACAGTTCGCTCCGCAGTTTTATACGTCACGCTGGTCAGCGGTACTAAGCCCAGAAGTACTGGGGTCATTTGCCAATCTTCAATATGGTCTGACGCAGTTCCCATATTTGATTATTGATCTTAATACACCTGTTACGGCAGGAATAGCAGACCCAGAGCGTGGTGAAAAGCAATGGCCTAACACTATTGGCTTTGCAACATTTAGCCCATATAAGTATGTAAGTTCTGTAAGCAGTTTGCAGATTATCCATAGGTATGCGAACACAACACAGAACTTTTGGATGGGCATACCTGAGCAAGTAGACATCAATAAGTTTGCTGCAATTAGCTCAGGACTTAACGATCAATGGCGTCAGGATATTGTTTGGACGCAACAAGATTACAAAATATTGGTATGGGCTGGCAGCCAAGTGTTGCAAGACCCATCGTTAGGCAATCAAGCTATTACAAGCAATTGGTACAAAGATGCTGCTGTCGAGCTAACGATAGTACGTAAGCCAATTCTTGACGATCTATTGCCTCCTGACAGCAATCTTAGCAACTG